ATACGTATTATACTAATAGAAGCAATGAAAAAAATATGGAAGAAAATGAAATCATAACATTCTTAACAAATAAAGTTCACAAAGATAGGAAAAATAAAGCTGTTTTACTTGATGAATACAATAAAGTTGTAGATAAAGTAATTAATGGAACAAATAAAAAATTATTATTGTGTAATAATTGTAATATTGAAAAAATAGTTAACATTAATGATGGAACTTATATATGTACCAGATGTGGCGAAGTATCTAATATTTTATATGAAATTGAAAAACCTAATTATAAAAACGTTAACGATGAAAACAATATCCAAGATAATCCATATAAAAGAATCAATCACTTTAATGAATGGTTAGTACAAATTCAAGGTAGAGAAACTACCGATATTAATAATGAAGTTTATCAAAGCATCATTAATGAAATCAAAAAAAATAAAGAATTAAGTAATGATTTAAGTTTATTAACTAACAAACAATTAAAAAAAATCCTTAGAAAATTAAATTTAAACAAATACTATGAACATATCCCATTTATAATTAACAAATTAAATAGCCTTCCACCCCCAAATATATCCAGAGAACACGAAGAAAAGTTTAGGTCTATGTTCAAAGAAATACAAGAACCTTTTACATTATATTGCCCAAAAGATAGAAAGAACTTTTTAAGCTATTCATATGTATTGCACAAATTCTGCGAACTACTAGAATTAGACGAATTAATTGTATTTTTCCCATTGCTAAAAAGTAGACAAAAACTAAAGGAGCACGACTACATTTGGAAGAAAATTTGCCAGTTCCTCAAGTGGGAATTTATAGACTCTGTCTAAAATAGTGAATTTATAGACAGTGTCTAAAATAGTGAATTTATAGACTCTGTCTAAAATAGTGAATTTATAGACTCTGTCTAAAAATAATGAATTTATAAAATTATAGCAATTAATTAGAAAAATTCAAATGATTCAATTCAATTGTTAAATTCTTTAGAATATAAATATTCTAAACAAACAGCATGGTGCATTTGAATTGCATCTATTGAAATGCTCATATTAGTTGGGGATAGCTACGCAATCCCTTGGCGCGAATTGAATTATATTATTTTACATCTACCATAAGACCATAATCAATGATTCCCGCCGCTGCGCTTTGGGCGTTAGCCCTTAGCGCTAATATAACATTTGAATTGTTCATAATATATATAACATTTGAATTATTAATTATAATTATAATTATTATATTCTAACATGTTTTACCTGATTCAGTATAATTCTAACATTATATTTAACAATTCAAATGTTTTACTATCATTCTTGAAAAAATTGATACATAAATATTAATAATATAATTATATCATATTATTAATGACGTTTATTAAGTGGGTTGGTGGAAAAACGCAAATTTTGGATGAATTATTTAAACGATTTCCTAAAACTATGAACAATTATATTGAGCCATTTCTAGGAGGTGGTTCAGTCTTAATAGAATTATTAAATAAATTAGAAAAAAAGGAAATTACTTTAACTGGTCAAATTTATTGTTCGGATATTAATCAAAATCTTATTAATTGTTACAATCATATTAAAACCACTTTTAATGAATTAATTAAAGAATTAGATGAATTGGTTAAATTAAATAATCAAAATAAAAATCTAGCAAATTCAACAACCGTTCCAAATACTTTACAAGATGCTATTAAACAAGGAAATGATTCATTATACTATTATTTACGAAAAGAATATAACAATGATAATACTTTACCAATTAGAAAGAGTGCGCTGTTAATCTTTTTAAATAAAACTTGTTTTAGAGGATTGTATAGAGCTGGAAAGAATGGATTTAATGTTCCATATGGAAATTATAAAAATCCTACGATATATGATTATGACCATTTAACTAATTTAAATAAATTATTTAACAAATATAATGTTACTTTTGCTTGTGAGAAATTTACAGATGCAGTTTATAAGAGAATCCAAGTAAATGATTTTTGTTATTTAGACCCACCATATTATCCAATAGATAGTACATCATTTGTAGATTACAATAAGGATGGCTTTAATGAAAATGACCATAATGATTTAATTTTATTATGTATGAACTTGGATTTGTTGGGAAATAAATTTTTGTTATCAAATTCTGATACAGATTATATAAAAAACAATTTACAACAATTTCAAACTGATATTATCAAATGTAAGCGAGCGATTAATAGTAAAAATCCAAATAGTATGACAAATGAAGTTTTAGTAAGAAATTTTTAATATATAAAATAATAGTATTATATATTATAAATGCCAGGAGGACTATTACAAATTGCTAGTTTTGGTAGCCAAGATATATTTTTAACAGGTAATCCTGAAATAACATATTTTAAATATGTTTATAGACGTTATACGAATTTTTCTATGGAAACATTAGAAGAGTATCCTGATGGTATTGCAAATTTTAATGAAAAAATAACTTTTACCTTATCTAAAAATGCAGATTTAGTGCATAAAGTATATTTAAAAATAGAATTGCCCAAAGTAGATATTACCAAAACTATTGATACAACTGCATTGAATACAGCAAAAAATGTATATGATACTGCAAAGACCGATTGGAAAAATTTAAATTTATATTCTAACTATATAATTGGGGCATATAATATTGTTTATGCTGAATTACAACCTATTAATGCTAACCCAACGACTATTTACAATAAATTAGAACAATATTTTATTAGTAGTATTGATATTAATACATATTTAGTTGTTAAAGATAAAATTAAACAAAATATTGTGACTAATACAGATATTAGAACTAAGATAGCTCAAATCGTAACCAGCTCTATGTCTAGAGATGAAAAGATTGCTACGATTTCTTCAACTATAGAGCAGATTAAAAAGTATTTAGAAAATAAAAACAAAATATATTATGAGTATAATCCTAATGGAAAAAAATATCCAAACCAAGATGAAGATGAAGTAACAAGTGTGTTATATGCAAAATCATTATATTTGAATATTTATAATAGTAGATATAATTTTGCGTGGATTAATAATTTAGGTCATTTTATTATGAAACATATTGAAGTTGATATTGGTGGTACAGTAATAGATAGACATTATAATGATTGGATTAATATATGGTATGAATTAACTAAATCAAGTTTTAAGATTGAAACATATAATAAGATGATTGGGAATGTTTCAGAATTAACTACATATAATAATGATATTAAACCTAGTTATACTTTGTATATACCACTTATATTTTGGTTCAATCAATATAATGGAGTTTCATTACCACTAGTTTGTTTGAAATATAATGATGTTAAAATTAATATTGAATTTAATGATTTAATAAATTGTATCAGAAGTGATTATCAAAATATTAATATTGAAAATTATATTAAACTATCAAATGTTTCATTGTATATTGATTATATATATTTAGATCAAATAGAAAGAAAAAAATTTGCATATGGAATTCACGAATATATTATACCACAAATTCAAACAGAAATTTTTAGAAATTTAAATACTAGCCAAGTTACGTGTTCTTTTAATACTATGTATCCAACTAAAGAAATGATTTGGGTTGTTCAAAAACAAATTAATAGAAATTATAATAATTTATCATCCTATATTAATTGGTCTAATTATAATTTTCCTGATGCCCAATTTATAGGCAATCCAATTAAAAATGCTCATATTGAACTAAGCGGTTATGAAAGATTCAAAAAAATAGATGGAGATTATTTTAATTATGTTCAGCCATATGAATATCATTCAGCAACACCTATAGATGGAATTAATGTATATTCATTTTGTTTGAAACCAGAAGATAATCAACCATCAGGTTCTTGTAATATGACTAGACACGAAGCCAAGAATTTAAGATTAGAATTAACAGATGAATTTATTGCAGCACTAGGAGAGAACGATTATATGGTTAAACTATATTCGGTGAACTATAACATATTACGTTTTATGGGAGGGCTAGCTTCTTTAGCTTTTTTATATTAATTTATATTTTATAATAAAGATAAAATATATTTTATCATATAGAATTAATATGCCAGGCGGATTATTACAAATTGCTACGAGTGGTTCGCAAGATACAATATTAACTGGTAATCCCGAATTATCATTCTTTAAATCCGTATACAAAAAATATTCTAACTTTTCGCAAGAAACAAAAACAATCACCAATAAAAATTCTCTATCCTTTGGCGACAAAACAAAAATAGAAATCCCAAAGAACGGAGATTTATTACAAAATATGCATTACAAAATTAAATTACCATCAATACGTTCCGAATACATCTATACTCCAGAACAAGAAGTCCAACAAATATTAAATGATAATAATACTTTTATTCCAGATGAAACATTAAAAAATATCAATCTCAAAAAAATCTATAATCTAGAAAACCATTATAATAATTATGCATATATAACCAGAACCCAAGACAACGAATATCTTTATACCCAAGACAATATTAATAATGGCGAACAATTAGATTTTGAAAATACTAATGCAGATAGAGTTATATCCCAATTATATGAGTTACGATTACAAACGGACGGTAAACAATATAATTATTTAACACGAAACAATATGAATGATGTAATAGAGAATGGTAGTTATTCCGATACAATTAGTAATAATTTAGTACAAAAGATAGCTCATTTGACAAAAACAGACGATGTTTATTATACGATTACATTTAACAATGATTTATCTAATTGGACTTTATGGGATAGTGTATATAAAAAACTGAGTGTAGATAAAAAGTGGTTAAGTATTAATGATGAAACAAAAAATACAAATAATTTTTTACGATATGGCTATATTTATTTGTTATCTGCGGATAATAGTCAATATATTAGAATTGCAAAACTAAAAATAGATAGTTTTACCAATACAACTGTTACGTGTTCGGTTGTTGAAGGTAGTTTAAATATTATTGATATTAGTAAATACTATTTTTCCAACATTGATTTGATTGAAACAAATATATTACCGGAAATATCATATTCTATAGACTTGTATGATGATGAAAATATATTAATTATTTGTATTGGAGATAAACGAAATACTAAAGTATATTATTATATTTATGATAGTAATCTAAACTTATTGAATCAAAATATAATTGTAAATGATATTGAAGACAATGATTTTGGTCATAGTGTTAAAATATTAAATAATGAGTATATTGTAGTTTCAG